CAGGGGGCGGCGGAACTGTAATTCCTAAGTCTTGTATCAAAGAGATTGTGCCACTAATAGAGAATAAGAATTTAAAAATTAATAAAGAACCAACCAAACATTAAGGAGAAACAAATGCAGTTTACAAATAAGACATTGATATTTGTATATGGAACATTGAAAAATGGAAAGAGATTACACAGCATATTGGGTAAATCGTGTGATTATGGTGGAGTATTTACTACCAGATATAAAAGATTTGATATGGTAAACTTTAGTGATAGTTTTCCTATCGTATGCTTTAAGGATGATGGCTATAAAATTAAAGGGGAGTTGTATAATGTCACTCCCGAAACTATGGAAAGAATAAATGCCATTGAAGGAGGGGCAGGATATACACCTTATATCGTAGAGATAGAACAGGAAGAAGAAACAGACGAATGGAAAGCAATAATGTATATGTATCCTAGATGTGATTTTTCTTTACCTCTTGGCTTCAGCAAAGAAATAAAATCAAAGAAAGGAATAAAAGAATGGACGTAATGGGTAGATTTATAGTAGGAATTGCCTTGACTTGTATACCATTAGGTATTACGATAGGATTTCTAACTGACGACAAATATAAAAATCCGTTTGTATTTGTTACAATATTATTTTTTGTATATGTGGGGGCAACAATATGGGTAAAATCAAAAAAGAAAAAATAAAGAAAAAAATAATTATAGATAATCCGAAATCCAAAGGACCTACTGCAGAATGGATTGAAGATGAAACTGTAGTAGAAGGTGACCATATAATAGATGGGTATCATCTTCACGACCAACATCATCATAGATACTTCAACGATGATATAGGAGAAGATGATAATGATTATGAAGTAGAACAGGAGAGATATGGCTTTCAATCCGATGACTTACAATCTGTTGCAGTCGACAGATATATCAGGCGCATTGGAAAAAATCGTAGAACACCTAGATAATAGTGACAACGATAATCCAAAAATAACAATAGCAGATAAAAATGCATTTGTTTTACGTATGCGTATGCATAAATATATCAAGGCATTTAAAATGCAAATGAAAGATAAGATAGGAGTAGATGAAAATAAGTATGACCATTTATTAATGACTAGTAATTCAGAAGGAATTATGGTATCATCAGTATTGGAAAATAAACCTCTAGTATTAATAGATGAGGAAGGAAAAGAACTATGAAAAATAAAATCAAAGACCTACAAGATAAGATGTTCTATAAGTGCATAGGGGATATGCGTGAAACCTTAGATGATTTGGGTAAGAAATATCCTATTGAAGTAATTAACGGGGCATTAATAGAACTAGGATTGCGTATGGCTATGATACAGGGAGGCAGTTATCATACCATAAAAGTTTTCGCAGGAGTAATGCATAACATCGCAACCTTCGGTCAGCTTATCGAAAGAGATTTGCAAGAGTTAATAAGAGAGGGTGAAAAACCTAATCCGTTTGACGATTGGAAATATACTACAACAAAAAGAACTTTACATTAAGATTTTTGTTGACATAGATTATTAGATGTAGTAAAATAACTTTTAAATAAGAGGAGTGTGTGATGAAACAAAAAATATTAAGATGGGTTTATCGTTGGTCAAGCGAAATTAATGTATGGACTTGGCACCAACTGAATAAATTTAATCGCCATCGCAAGTATCATCCCAATAAAAAATATATGAAAATGGCACGAAAGGAAAACGATGAAGGGTAGTAAGTTTGATGTAACTACATCTCATTGTTTCACAGAACATTGGGAAGTGGTTGCTAAAAATAAAGAAGAAGCGGCGAAAAAAGTAATGGAAGGAGATATAAAGTTTGATAAAACTTCCAGAACATATGTGTCAAATAAGTTGACACGAACATTGATAACAATTCCAGATGCAAAAATTCTAGCAGTAGAGATTATCATGTCAGATGAACCTGAAAATAATTGGGATACAATTAGCTATGGTGGAACGGACCCAGATTAATGATAGAGTTTTTACAAGATTGGTCAGGAATTATGTTAGGCATAGCCGTAATAGCTATGGTCATAATAATATGGAGGTATGGATAATGCCGAAGAAAAAAGAAAAAGTTGTTGAAGAAGAATTAGTTATACCAACAGAACTATTGGAAAAAGAACCTGTTGAATTATCTAAAGATGAACAAGGTATTCAAACAATTATTGCGTATCTAAAAAAGACTAGAGAAAATATAAGAGCAGCAGAAAAAGCAGGTAAAAGAATAACAAGTAAATCTGCTAGGGTGAAAGTTCCAGAAAAAGCAGGAGATAACATACTAGATGTGTTAATAGATAATGTATAGTTCGATTTCAAAATCTATGTATGAAGCATTGATTGCATTATATAATTATCAAATCAAAGATGCAAAAGCTACATTGCAAATTTATTTTGAAAGTCCTGTGGGTATAGGAGAACACCCACAACATACACAGGAAATGGATAAGCTATTAGATATAGTTGCGTCAGCGGAGGATAGAAAATATGTATTACAAAGACATTTTCAAATTTATGAAACGGACAAAAAAGAAAAAGGAAAATAAAGATGATTGGTGGGAAAGGCATAAGAGTTATATTGAACATCGTAAGGAGTTTCCTTACTATCCAGATAAAAATAAATTGCCAATGGAAAGAAAAGATAATGATTACATTGGGGCAGAACATCCTTTCCCTAAAGAAGCCCCAAAGGTTTGGAGAATGGCAAAAATGAAAGAGCTAAGAAGAATAGTAACGAAGAAAAAAGAACAACGAAAAAAGGAATGGAATTTAATGGTATACTATACCAAGCTGTTTATGTATTTAGTAGTAGCCATAATTATAATAAGTATAATTACGATTGTTTTCCTAATTTAAAATAAAGGAGTGTGTGGTGGAAATAATTAAATTAAAAAAATATATTTATAAAGATGATAAGACAAGACCCAAACAAATAGTATGGGATTCGTCTAGTCTTTCTACATTTTCAGCTTGTCCTAGATTGTATAGGTTAACTAATCTATCGGGATACAAATTAAAAAGGTATGCCCCTGTTACAGGATTTGGTTCAGCAGTTCATGATGGATTTGAAACATTAGACAAATGTAAATTTGAAAAGAAAACAAAACAAGAAGCGGTGACCGAAGCAGTTACCAACATCATAAAAAAATATGGTGAAGATTTAAACAAGTCAGAAGATAAAGCTCGAGGACTTGAAGCGACAGTAAGAGCAATCGTATGGAGAGCAGAAGAATTTTGGGAAGACAATTTAAAAATTGCGACCATGCCAAATGGTGCCCCCTGTTTAGAGCAAAGATTTGAAGTTCCATTTGGAACTTTAGGGCATAGGTTATCTGGTAGGATAGATAAGATAGTAGAATTAGATAATCGTTTATATCTATGTGATACCAAAACAACAAAAACTTCATTAACAGATTTATATTTTAGAAATTTTCAACCGAACAATCAAATCTATGCCTATCTTTGGGTGGCGAGAAATGTATTGGACTTAGATATAGTAGGATTTATTGTTGATGCAGTTCAAACAGGGGTCCATTTTTGTAGGTTCAATCGAAGTGTATTTACTGTGCCTCAAGCTAATATTAATGAATGGTATACGGATGCATTATATGCGGTAGGTTTAGCTGATGCGTATAGTGAAAATGAATATTACCCTGCGAATTTTACTTCGTGTGGTAATTATGGTGGGTGTAAATTTAGAGAGGTATGCTCTACTCAACCTGACCATCGTCAAATAATTTTGGAAGAAGATTTTAAACAAGAACTTCACAAAGATTTGGTGGTGGATAATGTAATTCATGCTGAAAATATTTTTAAAAGAAAGGAGACTTAAATGAAATATGTATTAGGAAAAGAATTATATATAAAATATATGAAATTTTCCGCAACTGAAAAAATATTAATGTGGGTATGTGTAGGATATCTATTGTGTTGGTTTGTTAATAAGTTTGAATTATTAATATGAAAGATTGGATTCAACTTATAACATTATTAATGGCAGTTACTATCGTGTTGATAATGATCTCTAGTTTATATGGTTGTTCCACTTTTAATGTAGCAAGAGAGACGGCTAAGGTTATAGATATTTTAAAACCTGACAAAAAAGATACAGAAGAAATAAAAGTTACTGACTTGGAACCACTTAACCCTGAACAACAATACAATGAACGCATGAAACGAGAAAGAGAATTTATTTGTACCAAGATTGCGTGTGCTGATGAGGTGGAAGAATGGGAAAATTAAATACTGAAGAAGAAAAGTTATTGACTAAGGCATTGACATTTTTTGTGGATTATAAATTTAAAACTAGTCATCATTCAAATCGAAGATACTGTGAGATTATAGATAAGGAAGATGACTATAAAAATTATTATAAGTTGTGTAAAAAATTAGGAGGCAAACCTCAATGGTAAAACATTTGCAATTATTTATAATGAAAGGAGAAATAAATGCCGTGGAATCCCGAACACTACAATATAGGAGATAAAATGAAAAAATTTGAAACACGAAAAGAAAAAATGAATCATATGTTTGTATTAATGAATGAGGTTAGTATTTTAATTAGTCGTTTACAGCCAGAAGATACAGGACATCTTCATACAACTATAGACACATTAAATTATAGGGTTGATGAACTAAGATATGAATTAGAAAAAGAGAAAGATGAGTAAAGCAGTATTAAAAAGAAAACAACATAAAGGCAGACGTAAGGTCGGCTCAAAAAAGAGACGCAATCGTAGACGTATTCGTTTAGGATTAAAGATAAGGAGAAAATAATGAAAGTAAAAGATCAAGGAGTAGTATCAAAGGTTCCCATTATATACAAAGATTTAGAATTTGCTTTAGATTATTTATGTAGAGCTACGGGCAGGGATATATTTGTAGTGTTACCCGAAAAAATTGAAGACCGTATCCCTTACCTTATCAAGGAAATTAAAATAACTGTTAAGGAATTTGATTAAGGAAACACAAGATAAAAAATAATTGTTGACAATTATTTTATTTGTGATAAACTATGCAAAATACAGGAGATAAAAAAATGGCAAGTATTAAAAATCATAAATCAACTGATGTAACTAAACTATTATTGGTAGGCGATAGTGGTTCTGGTAAGACAGCTTCATTATCTGCATTGGCAAATGCAGGATACAATTTACGTATTCTAGATTTTGATGATGGGCTGGCAATTCTTACAGAATTTCTAAATGCTGATGCTATTGATAGAGTTAATTATGTCACATTAAAAGACCCCATCGGAAAGGCAGATTCTTTTCGTAGAGGTGTCAACCTCATCTCTAATTGGAAAGATGAGCAAGAAGATTTTGGACCTGTGAGTAAGTGGACATCGAAAGATGTTCTTGTGATAGACAGTTTAACTCTTATGGGTGAAGCGGCTTTAAGGGGGGCACTTGTATTTAATAACAAGAAACCTACCGACCAAGCTAGTCAACCTGAGTGGGGAACTGCGGCTCGTGATGTGCAACATATTGTTCAATACATCACAGGTGCAGAGGTTCCATGTAATGTGGTAGTCACAACACATATGCAATATATGGAAGGAGATTTGGGTGTGTCCAAAGCATATCCAACTAGTGTCGGTTCAAAATTATCTACAAAGTTAGGTAGATATTTTAACTGTGTATGTAGAATAGATACTAGAAGTTCTAGTAAAGGTGTTGAGCGAACTTTACGCACGGTGTCAGACCATCGCATGGACTTAAAGGTAACGGCTCCGAAGTTAATTGAACCGAATACCGAACTGGACTTAGCGAAATTGTTTGAAGCTATTCAGAAAAATGCTCGACAAAAATTATCCACTAAGGATAATGTAATCAACATCAAGACAGGAGGAAAATAATGGCTGATGTTACTGACTTTTTATCAATGAATCCAGATGACATTCCAGAATCTATAACTTTACCAGAAGGTAGTTATGATTTTGTAATCACTAGTTATCGTACGGATAGGGTTGGTGAAAATCAAAATGAAATTGTGCGTCTCAACTGTAAAGCACAAGCTGTTCTAGAATCTGATATTACTGACGCAGATTTAGAGAATTGCGATGGCACTCGGTTGGAGTTTTGGGCAACCAAGAAAGCACTTAGACAGGGTAACCCTGTGATTTCTCTTAAAGCTTTCCTTATGAAGACACTCAGTATGAGTGGTACTTCGTTCGGGGAAATGCTTGAACAAGCAATCGGACAATCATTTAGCGGTATCGTTAAACACGAAATGGTTGGACGTAACAAAGACATACTTCAAGCTTCAGTAAATAGAATATTGAAGAAAGCATAGTATGCCTATGGGTGAGTATGCAGTAAAGAAACGTGTTCCTTCTCAGTTAAAATCTGGGGCGAAGATTGCTATCGTTATGGATTTTCCCTCAGCAAATGAGGTGCGTTTAAATAAAATACTTGCAGGCGATTTTATTGTAAATAAGATATGCCGTATGGCAGGGATACAAGTCGAAGATTGTATGCTCACCCACGTTTTTCAATTAAAACCTGCGCAAGACAACCCTCAAAACTTTTTTTATAAACGTTCGGAATATAAGGCTTTGTGCAAAGAGAGTAAGTGGCGTTCAACTTATCCCATTACCACCTATGGATACCTCAAACAGGAGATGGAACAAGACTTGCAACGTTTGTACAATGAACTCAATGAGACAAACCCCAATGTTATTATAGCAATGGGGGGAGTTTCATTGTGGGCATTAACAGGATTTGATAAAGTTAAAATATATCGTGGTGCCATTATTCCTTCAAACTCTTCACATCTTAATAGAGAATTTAAAGTGATAACTTCATACCCTTCATATACAGTTATGAAGAACTATGATTTCCGAGCACACGTTTTTTCTGATTTTAAAAAAGCAAAGAGAGAATCAGAGACACAAGAAATTAATTATGTCGAACGAGAATTATGGATTGAACCAACCATTGAAGATTTATATACGTTCAAAGAGAAATATATAAATACATGTAATGATCTTAATCCATTATCATTTGACATTGAAACAGCAGAGGGGCAGATTAGGTGTATTGGATTTGCCCCCTCTTTAAAACATGCCATTGTCGTTCCATTCTGGATGCCCGACCCATACTTTAAAAGTTATTGGTCCTCGTCAGAAGAAGAAGAGAAAGCTTGGACATGGGTTAAAGATATATTAGGAGATGAACAAATTGTTAAGGTAGCACAGAATCAAACGTATGATGTAACGTGGTTGGCATTTAAGAATAATGTAATAGTTAAAGGATTAATCCATGATACTATGCATGCCCATCATTCTTTGCAACCTGAAATGGAAAAAGGTTTAGCTTTCTTAGGCTCTATATACACTAATGAAGGTGCATGGAAAACATTAGCCAAGTTCTCAAAGAGCACAAAAGCTGATGAATAGTGAAACGGCCAAATTTTTTTACTGCAAAACTGTATAATGAGGAACAATGGTTAGAGATGGAGTCTTATATACGTCTATGGCGAGCCACTTTAGACCAAGTATTGCAGGATTTAACGTATGAAGGCAATGGAAAGGAAGATAAAAAAGCACGTATTAATGTATGGGAATGGTTAAAAAATGAACAGGAAGATTTTGATTTTGTATGTGATTTGGCAGACCTGGACCCAATAAGAACAAGAAAGGAACTGAATAATTTAGTAAAAATAAAATATGGGAATAAAAATAAAAGAAAGTTTAAAGACCGCTTTAAAATTATTGGACGGAAAAAGAGAACATGAGTATGGCAATAAGAAACAGAACCATGAAAACATTGCTCATTTATGGTCAGCATATTTAGGCCATTCTATATCAGCACATGATGTGGCTATCCTTATGTTGTTATTAAAAATAGCACGAGCTAAATTTGGCAACCCTAGTTCCGATACATATATAGATATGATAGGATACTCAGCTATAGCAGGAGAATTAAGTGAAGATAGTAAAGAACACGGAAATAGTTAAAACAAAATTATCTGATGAACAAACTGAGTGGGTGTATTGTGCATTGGATTGTACATTAACCTACGAGATATGGAATAAAATTTATCCAGAGTTTGACCTTCATACTAAGCAAACTTATCTATTTGAATTAGATAGTTTGCAACCTGCAATGTCTATGATGTTGCGTGGATTGCGTGTTGATGAAGATATAGTAAAAGATAAAAAGAAAATTTTAAAAGATAGAAGATTAAAGTTAGAACGTATGTTGAATTTATTTTCACAAGCGGTGAATAAAAAAGATTTAAATCATAATAGTCCTGTTCAATTAAAACAAATTCTTTATGCAGATTTAGGACTGCCACCTGTTGTATCATACAAAGGGGGCAAGTCAAAGATATCTACGAATCGAGAAGCGCTTGAACAACTTGGGGAGTTTTACCCAAGAGCAAAACCTTTTTCTCATACCATACTAGCTTTGCGTGATATAACTAAACAGCTTTCAGTTTTAGATTCTAAAAGAGATGAAGATGGAAGGATTCGTTGTAGCTATAATGTAGCGGGAACAGAGACAGGACGTTGGTCATCTTCAACAAGTCCGTGGCGAACAGGAACTAATTTACAGAATGTTACAAAAGAATTGCGTTCAATTTTTATACCAGACAAAGGAAAGATTATGTTTTATGCTGACTTAGAACAGGCGGAATCAAGAGTGACAGCTTATGTTGCAGGTGATGAAGGATATATAAACGCATGTGAGAGTACAGATTTACATACGCAGGTTGTGAAGATGGTGTTTCCTAATTTAGGATGGTCAGATGATTTGGTTCAAAATAGAGAACTTGCTGACAAACTTTATTATTTACATTTTACATATCGTGATATGTGTAAGCGAGCAGGTCATGGAACAAATTATGGTATGTCGGCACCTGCTTTAGCTAGACATTTAAAAATAAAAATATCACATGCAACAAGATTTCAGTTGCTTTATTATGGAGGTGTGATACAATTAGCTTCTTTAGAACGTTGGCATAAA